CGCTTTTAAACAGATTTGTTGCTTCTACTAAGAGTTCATCTTCACTCTGTCCTGCACTCTGAGGGGGCCTGAGAGCGCCGGAACCGCTGTTTACTTGCAATTGATTGAGACACTTACGTAAGTCAGGATAAGTTGCACGAACAAATGTATCTAATACATCTAATTCAAACTCAACATTTTCTGTGACTAACACAGTTGCCGCTCTTGCTGTAAACTCTGTCATATCAGGCTTTGCAATATGATACTGATGACAACGAGACTTGAGTGCAGGAATGATCTTATGGGCATAGTTACATGTGAGAATGTATCTTACAGTCTCATGGTATGACTCCATATCATTTCTTAAGGCTGCCTGCGAGGGCTGAGTTAAATAGTCAGCCTCGTCTAACAACACCACCTTGAACTTGCCAAACGGCATAGTCTGCACAAAGCCATTGATCTTTTCACGTAGCATGTCTATACCATTCTCACGTGAAGCATTGATCGTTAGCACATCATATTCTTCAACACCTAACTCATGTATAAGCAATTTTGCTAGTGTTGTTTTACCAGTACCCGGATCACCTGACATCAATAAATGAGGGAAACTACCTTCACTAATCCAGTTTTCTACTTGATTCTTTTGATTTTCATCAGTAAAGACATAGCCGTCTACTGTTTTAGGACGATACTTTTCTACCCACAATTGATTCTTCATTCATACCTCTTAGAATTTAAGTTATTACAGATATTATACAGGATTAATGAATAGATGTCAATCATTAATTGAGTAAAAAGGGCAACAATGTGCCCTTTATTTTAGCCTTCCCAACCTGCATCATCTTCGTCATAAACACCGTCATTGTTTGAATCACAGGCACGTTGCCAAGATATCATACCAAAAGTCAATCCTTCTGACCATGGGATATATGCACTACACCAAGCATGTGATCCAACAGCCATATCATCATCAGTTCCGTTATCTACTTGAACATAGTCTCGTTGACTAGTTTCTGGAAACACTTTAAACTGAATAGTTCTACCGTTACTGTAAGTTCGTTGCTGATACAACTTACCTTTAGTAACATGAATCATTTCTCCTTCTTTAAGGGTCAATGTAGAACCGTCTTCATAGTTAATAACAGTTTGAGCAGTAGCACCGAATGAAACTAGTGCTAGGGTAAAAATAAAAAATTTCATATAGTCTCCTTTAATTTTTCAATTGTATATTCACATGAACATACACCTCAAAAACCTGAAAACTATGCTCCTTCTTTATCTCCGTATGCCATGTTCTGTTGCGGTTCATCACTAACTAGCATACAGTCTTTAAGGTCTACACAACGAATTGTTTTTTCACCTTCTTCATCTACAATGTTAATACCACGTGTCCAACGACCATGTCCAACAAGAACATACTGACCTACTTTAAGTTCAGTCATTGCGTTTGGTCCTATTGAATAGACTTGTGCCCAACGAGGCTTGATGCCTGCTGATTTCTTATCATCGTCCATTAAAATGATTCCAGACTTAAGTGTTTGTCCACCGAAGTCCATACCATGTACGATAACTTTATCGTTAATTGCTTTTAATGATTTGCAATGAATACGATTGATATTAGATTTAAGTCCTATAGCCATTTACTTTTTACCCTTCTTAGTAGATTTTGGTTTTTCTGTTACAATATTTTCTAATGCCGCTTTTTTAATTGCTTCGATATCAAAGTCTTCTTCGAGTTCTGCTAATTCAGCCTCTTCAGGATGAAGTTCACCTTCTGCTGGAAAACTATCTGGAGCCTCATCTGCTGATTTCATTACAAATTCTTCAGGCTCTACTGGGGGAATAGGAGCAATTTCTGCTTCGATAGGTGCTACATATTCTTCTACACTTTCTTGCGCCACTTCTGCTACTGGTTCGACAGTTTCTTGCACTTGCGGTGTTGATTCTTCTACTAACTTGTTTAACATCGGTGTCTCTGGATGTGCTTCGCCCACTGTTTTAGTATTTTTTTCTTTTTCTAATGCTTCAAGTTCTCTCTTTTGTTTAGGAGATAAAGGAGCATTTGGATTAGCACTCTTACTAATGTTAGGATTCTCAGGGCGTTCTTGTAAAGTTACTGCACCTTGAGTTCCCACTTGTGATGCATATGACTCTGCTACTCTTTGAGTATTTGGTCTTACTATATTGCCAGCCTGATCAATTTCATCTCCACGAGAATTAATTGCATTAATATTACTAACAGCACGTGTCTTTTCTTGTTTAGCAATCAAAGACGCCATGTCTAACGTTTTGCCTCTTGCTGTTTTGTATGTTCTTCCCATAATCTTATCCTATTTTAAAAATTCTTCGACATCTAAATCGTAGTAGATACTATTTATACGGTGAATACCGATCAAAAACAAAACAAAACTAGAGACACTTGAGCCTCTACCTACTCCCCATACAATATTGTTTTCTCTCATTAAATCAACAAGATATTTCATATACTGCAATAGTAAGAACTGTCCTCGTTTTTGATATAATAACAATTCTTTACCTACACGTTGAAATTCTTCTTCATGTTTGCATTGTTCTAATAACCATTTAGCAATATCTAATTCTCTATATTTTTGAGGCATATGCCATTTACTTCTCATTTCTTCATCAAAATCTGCAACTGACATTTGTGCTAGTGTATGTTCTATGAGATGCGGAGCATTTTCGATTTCTAATGTAGGATCGATTTCTATCTTTTTATCTGTAAAAGTATTGTTTAACTTTTGTTTGGGATTCTTCATATAGATATCTACTAAATCTCGTTCAGTATAGATAGGACATCCGTAGTAATCGTTAATCATATGATATATTATACATTAATATGTGTGAAATACAAGTGAAAAGGATCAATGATTTTGTTGTTTTTTACCCTTTTTAAAATGAAGTTCAAGTTTTTCCCAATCGTCATTGTCAAAGAGTTTTACGATATTATTATCATCATCGATTGGCTTAGGTGTTTCAATACACAAAGAATTACAATTCCACCATTTGTGAGTATCATTATCTATATGATTTTCTGCTACTTCTGCTACTGTACAGAATCTAACTCCGTCACTTAGATTAGATCCTAGAGTACAGTCAGTTACTTTGAGACGACCTTCTGTAATAGAGTTAAACTTTTGTAGCAAAGTCATCGAAATAATTTGATCTACTGGATCTTCTGGTAATGTACAAACTCTAATGCCTGCATTTTTGTATTTTTTAATTGATGCCTCATCATTTTGATTAATAAGAAGACAGTTGTTTAACACATACATAACAAAGTGTAGTATTCTTTCTAGTGCTATATTCTGTTCCTTATAATCGTCGGTTTCGACTAGAATAGATAAAGTCATAATGTATTCATTAAGAAGGAATTGATCTGCAAAATGTATTGCAGTCGAAAAGCCTAAATCTCTTTCGATTCTGGTACTCATTTTATTTCCTATCTACTTTTATATTGTCGCCAATATCTTTGTCAGCAAATAATTTATCTAACTTTTTCTTTTGTTCATCTTTGTAACTATTCATAATCATGTCTAGTTGATTAATCATAGGTCCATTTTGTGTTCTATGGGCAAAAGTTATTTTTGATGTAAGATCGGCGATTGCTTCTTGCAAATCTTCAATGCTCTTGTCTGAAAGATCACTTATAAATGGATGATGCATGCCTGACATAGCCTACCTCATTAGAATGAGTCGAGTGTGACTCGTTTCCAGATATCATTTCCTTGATTGTATACTGTAGCAGTTACGTTTCCAGCAAAAGAACTTACAGTTCCTAGAGTTACATTTGCATCTGCTACCCCATTTGTGCGAGTACGACTGATTGACATCTTAAGATTTGCTCCGCTGTTGTCTAAACTTTTAACATAGTATGTTGTATTTGCTTGAATGTTAGTATTAGCAGTGTCTATAGTAGCTCCTGCAAATACTACTGGTTGATTTAGTCCATTGTCGAATATAGTTGAATTTTGAGAATTAAATTCAACTTGATCTGCTGTAGCAGTCGTTGAAATAATACTATCTACAGTCGCAGTGCTATTATAAGTACCAACAGACATGTATACATATGATACTGGTTTTGCCTGCATTGTTCCTGTTGCATCGGCTAATGCAAAATCTCCACCACCGAGTGTAGAACTGATAGTGAATGAAGTATTAGCAACAATAGTTCTTACATAGTAAGTTGTTCCTGCTACAATATTACCAAACACAACTCCATAGAATTGAATAGGCATACCTAAATAGAAACCTGCTGTTGATGACGTTGTTAAGGTGTCACCAGCGGCTTCTGAAGCAGTAACTGTAACTGGTTGTACTGAAGATTCAACTGCAATGTCGCCATTTCTATCACCCTGATAGCCTGTTGGTGTCATTGCTACTCTTTCTTCAATTTGAGATGTTTGATAACTTCTATTAGTAGGTGTTATTAAAATTGAATTACCACAATCAATAGTAGATAAATCATATACTAGTTGACCTGCGTTATAAGGTGCAGTAGCAATTACTAGATTACCGTTTATATCTTGTGTATTGTTCTCTAATATGTTTTCACTTTGACTTACTTCACTAGGAAAATTTATATTTGCAGTAGTATTTGCAATTGTTAAATCTAATGTGATCGTATGTCTAGTAGCAGTAGGGGCCCAACCTGCAAATTGAAACGTTGTATCACCTGTGATAGTTGCAGTTTGTACGTCACCTAATGTACAATTAACGATGACAGTTCCAGATACATTGTTACCTAAGTTATACATTGTATTACGGAACGTTCTAATAGCGGCATTACTAATTAAAGTATTAGCCATATTATTGTCTAACGTAAGATTGTTTAAGCCCTGTTTAAGTACAGCCTTATCCTGCAGTTCTGTAATTTCAGTACTAGCAGTATTTAAATTAGTTTTAATAGCCGTGAAGTTATTTCTGAACCCTTCAGAACTATTGTTTTGTCCCGGAGTCGGATAATTTCCGTCTATTCCGTTTGTATTAATTGTACTCATAATTTATTTAATCTCTCAATATACTATTTATCAACACAAATTATCCAGATACATTTCTTTTATCTGGTAAGATAGTGCGTCTGGGAAACAAGACATGAAAATCTTCAGAGTCAATTGGATTAGGTTCCGGAGAAGCACTCGGTAGTCCTGTCCATGCGGGCGGACTAACGTTATTATCAAAGTCGAATGTAATTGATTTATCTACTGTTATTCTGTCTAACTGAAAGTTAATTGTGTTTAGTGTATATGGTGTGCCTAAAGGATCTACCCATAATGTTTCAATATTGTTTTTAATTGTATCAGCAGTTCCTGGTTTACAATATGCAATGACCCAAGCCGGAGTATATCCTAATGTTGAGCCGTTTGCTTGTTGACTAGTCATCCATCCAGGTAGCAATCTAAAGTCAAATTCTTGTCCTAAGTTTGTTCCTGTTCTATCTCTCATATTTGGTAGTGAGTTGGGGAATAAATTTCTAGCAAACCCCGGCGTTAAACTTGTATAGTATCCCGGCTGACTTGTTTCTGTCAATAAAGGCAAACTATTTTCACTAGATATTAATTGATCTTCAAATGTTTCTTCTGTCTGTAACTGTTGTCCTTCTGGTGTTGTATTAACATAACTTGTGTAGATATCAGTTACACTTGTATACCATGGCCCTTTGTTTAATGGTATGTTTCTTGGCCAAACAATTTCTTCACTGACACTTTTGCCTTTAGGATTAATTAAGTTGTCTTGTACTTCAGAATAAACAACTTCATAGACAACTTCTCCGGCCGCATTCTTAGCAACTGCTGTTTTTAATTGTCCTAAAGTAATATATCTCCAATAGTGATTTTTATCGATAGCCGCTACATATTCATCAAAGTCACTAGCATAAATTCCATATGCATGTTCGTAAGTAATATTAGATGCTTTACCAAAATTTACATCTTCAGGTCTATATAAATCTGCTAGAGGGAAAATTGTAGTATTATCAAGTAATCCTTTAATTATATTTCTGTCTGCAATACCTGGAACACATCTAATATACAATGTGTCTGTAGGTTGCGTAAACTCTTGTACAATAGTTAATTTAAATGTTCTTGTTGCATTCACAACTGGATAAAGAGGTGAGAATGCTTCGATTGTAAAATCAAATTCTGTTTCTGTGTCAGGATTTGTAAATGTATCATTCGGTTGATATGATACTGTGCCTGATAACTCTCCATTATCTAGTAATTTTAAGTTAGGAGGTAGTGTTCCACTAGTTACTCTGTAGTTAAGTGTAACATCTGATGTTGCACTAACAGATAATACAGATGTTTCACTGTTATTCATCTTACCAAGATCACTAGGTGTTACCCAAGTAACTGTTCCTAATATATTATTAGAAACTGTCATTTGAAATTTAAATACTGAACTCTGTATGTTAGTAAAACTAGCCTTTCTTACGTTCACACTAAAAGAATAGTTAGAAATACTGTCAGATGCGATTGTAGGCGTTCCTGTGATCCATCCTGTAGTAGAATCTCCTACTAAACCTAAGGGTAAATCTATAAATTGATATTCTAATGCATCTCCATCAAAGTCTTGACCTAACATTCTCCATGAAAAATACTCTCCACTTGGATATGATCCTATGTTTGCTTCTGTACTAGGAGAATATGTAGTATTAATGTCATTATTAGGAAAAACATAGTAACCATAGTTAGTTGGATCATTTTTTGCAACGTCAAATGTTGCAGGTCTTGTGTTTAGAACACTAGGTATTCTACTGTTGCCTGGAAAACCAGGACCACCTGAACTAATCGGAGCATTTTGATTTGCAACAACAATGTTATATGATTCTAGTGCGTTTCCTAATGGTGATGTTAATTCTAATGTAAATGAATATGTTTGTACTGTTGGTTCACCTGTTTGAATCTGTGGTAAAGATGCGGCAAATGTGCCTACTCCGTCAATAAGAACTTCTTCGGTTCCCCCACGTGTACTTGATATTGTAAATGTAGTTGCACTTAAAATATCCTTGACATAATATGTTCTATTTGCTACAATATCTCCGTAAACTGTGCCAGTAAAGTTAATAGGTCTTTCTTTAACAAAGCCTGTTGTACTTAATACTGTTAAAACATTAGTTGATATTGCTAATACCGATGTAGTGATAGCACTATAATTAATACTGATGACTGGTGGACTAGGATAACCTCTAATTAATCCTTTATCATTAATTTCTAATCCAGGAGGCAAACTACCTTGTATTCTTCTGATCGATATTGGATTAGATGTAACTGGATTAGTATATTCTATTTGCAGTTCTCGCCATACACTATCATTCGTATTTAAAATTGTTCCTGTTGGGGTAGTAAATGTAGGAATAGCAACACCACTTATGATTGTACTAAACGTTCTATCTGCTATTTGTTGTTCATCACCTATATAATCATCTGTTGCTCTTACAGCAAAGTTATATGTAGTATCACTACCAACAATGCCTGGAGTTCCTGATAAAACACCCGTCTCACTGTTTAGTGTTAAGCCTGTAGGTATTGTCCCACTCAATACAGTATATGTAATTGCAGTTGCCGGAAGTTTTGGAGTTGCTTCAAACGTAAAGGTCATAGGAACTTGAGAAGGAAATGTGCCGATACTTCCTGCAGTAGTTACCCAGTCTGGATGATTACTCATTTGTTAAGACCTAGAGAATAATGTGTTCTCCCATCGACTTTAGATGCTGTCAATGATTTCCCTCTGTTACCTTCTACATTGTAAGTTACATGTACCCAACCTGAATCAGGGACACCGGGAGTATAAAATTCTAAAATTACTTGATCGAAATCAGTATTCTTTTCAATCCATTTCGCAAGATCATAGTTAGATACACTATGTATTTCTATGTCTGCCGCTTGTCCTTTACAATGCTGTGACTTAGCACTTCCACCTACTGCTGAATTAAGAGCAGATCCACGATATCCACTATTAATAATGACAGGTCCGTAATGATCTCTAACTTTTTGTAATACGTTTTCACATAATGCTTTTGCATTATCTAAATGTTCTTCAGGCATAGTGTTATCTAAACCCTGACGTATTGCTGTTTGACTTTTTTCAAACTCTGTTAATGTAAAATTCTTTGATAATCTCATCTGTTTCTTATCCTTAGAGATGCAAAACATTATGCATATGTTGCGCCAACACTATACCATTGTGATGCACTGTGGGCTACAAATTGAATCTGTCCCTTCGCTCCTATAACGATTGGGGCATTTGTTCCGTTCTCATCAATAGCATCGCCTGATGCAGGATATACTTTTAATAGATTAGATCCTGATAAGTTTTTAACGTATATACATAAACCTGCCGCCGCCGGCATTAGTCTAACACCGTTGTTACTCACGTTTACTGTAACTGAAAATATATCTGCGTTTAATAATGCGGCTGCACCTGCTTGATCTGTACCAGAGGCTGTTTGTGTACTCACATCTTTAATAATGTGAGTCTGATTAGTTATATTACCGGATACTGTTAAACTAGTTAATGTACCAAGTGATGTTATGTTCGGTTGCGGTCCACCTGTAATATCTAATGCTAGTGCCGCACTACCTGCACTTGTCGCATATGTTGCATTTGCTACTGTTCCAGAGATATTAGCGGCTACTACATTAGATAGTCCTCCACCGTCTCCGTTAAATAATCCTGTATTTGCTGTAAATGATTGTGCTGTGACAATTCCATTAACACCTAACACTGTCATTGTACCAACAGATGTAATGTTTGGTTGTGCTGAAGTAGACACTGTACCTGCTGTAGTTGCTAATGCAACTGTACCTGAAACATTTGCACCAGCAACTGCGTTTGCTGTTGTTGCTGTTGTTGCTAAAGTTGCTAAAGGAACTTCACTAACATTTGCACCTGCGATAGCAGATAAATTTGCTCCGTCTCCAGATACATATGTAAAGACACCACCTGTGCCTGATACATTCCCTGCAGACACATTACCAGTGACTGATAATGATGACAATGAACCGACACTAGTGATGTTTGGTTGACTTGCTGTTGTTACAGTACCAGCAGTTGTTGCTGATGTAGCACTTGTTGCTAATGATACTTCTCCTGAAACGTTAGCACCTGCTACTGAATTTGCTACTTGTGCAAATGGAACTTCTCCACTTACATTAGCACCCGCTACTGCATTAGCAGTTGCGGCATTAGTAACTTCACCTGAGACATTTGCACCAGCAACTGCGTTTGCTGTTGCGGCATTTGTTACTTCACCAGTTACATTTGCTCCAGCAATTGCTGATAATCCAGCACCTGAACCTTTAAATGTTCCTGTACCTGCTGATATCTCAATGTTACCTGCGTTAGTAATAATATCTGAGTTAGTATTTAAAGTACCACCTAAGATTAATGAAGTTAAAGTACCAAGTGATGTTATGTTTGGTTGAGCATTAGTTACAAGACTTCCACCTAATGTTGTACCAGATACTTTACTAGCACCTATTAAGTTACCAGGGACATCTAAATTTCCTGTTGTCTTGTTAAATGTAAATCCTGTGTTACCTGCATATGCACCGCTGTCATTAAAAATAATTTGTGTGTCTGCACCTTGTGTTGGTTGAACAGTTCCAGTGTTCCAAGTTAATGTACCTGCTCCATCTGTATGTAAGAATGCTCCACTAACACCACCAGTAATTGTTACATTACCTACTGGGCCTAAGTTAGAAGTACTGTTGAAGTTAATATTGTTATCGATTCCACCTGATACAGACATTGAGCCTGTTACTTCTACTTCTGTTCCTGTGTTTTTAACTATTAATACGTTTGCTGTTCCACCAGATGTAACTCTGAATGGTCCAGAAGCATCAAGTCTTGCTTCACTTGTACCGTTTTCGATATATGAACCTGTTGATACTGATATGTTTGTTAAGTTGGCTCCGTCTCCAGATACATATGTAAAGACACCACCTGCACCTAATACATTTCCACCTGTAATATTACCAGTTGCTGATACTACTCCAGTAGTATTTAAATTTCCTGAGTCAGTATTACCTGTTACAGCAACAGATGTTAAAGTACCTGTAGATGTAATGTTTGGTTGTGCGGCAGTTTCAACTGTACCTGATGTGTCTGCGTATGTTGCATTTGCTACAGTACCTGTAACGTTTGCTCCAGCAACTATATTAGCAGTTCCTGCAAATGCTACTTGACCACTTACATTTGCACCTGCTACTGAATTTGCTACTTGTGCAAATGGAACTTCTCCTGTTACATTTGCTCCTGCTACTGCGTTAGCACTATCTGATGATACTGCATGTGTAGCATTTGCTACTGCACCTGAGACATTCGCTCCGGCAACACTATTTGCTGTGCCTGCAAAACTAACTTCACCTGATACATTTGCACCGGCTACTGAATTTGCTACTTGGGCAAAAGGTACTTCTCCGCTTACGTTAGCACCTGCTACAGCATTTGCTGTAGTTGCAAAACTTACTGCACCTGAGACATTTGCACCAGCAACTGCGTTTGCTGTTGCGGCATTAGTAACTTCACCTGAAACATTTGCTCCGGCTACTGCGTTAGCAGTTGTTGCGAATGATACTGCACCACTTACATTACTACCTGCGACTGCATTAGCAGTTGCGGCATTAGTAACTTCTCCACTTACATTAGCGCCGGCTACAGCATTTGCTGTAGTTGCGAATGGTACTGCGCCAGTTACATTAGCGCCTATGATGTTTGATAGTCCACCTGCATCACCAGTAAATAAACCAGTGTTTGCGGTGAATGCTACAGCAGTTACTGTTGACTGAACACCTAGTCCAGTTAGTGTACCTACTGTTGTTATGTTTGGTTGAGATGCAGTTACTAAAGAACCTTCTAAAGTTGCTCCTTTAACTGTACCTGAGTTAGCATATAGATTGCCTGCTACTATAGGACCTGCTGTAATCTGTCCTGTGCTTACATTTAGATTACCTGCTGTAATATTACCTGTTACTGATAGAGTATTAGATAATGATGCATTATTACCAATAATATTACCATTACCAGATGATGCATTTGCTAATACATAACCGAAATCACCTGATACATTACCAATGATTGCGTTTCCTTGCACAGAATTTGATACTATAACATCACTGATGTTTGCCACAGTGTTAGGCATATCAATATATAATGTTTGTGTAGAGTCTGTGATAGTTGCACTACCACCTGGAGATCCGTTTCCGGGTGCGTCTCTGCTTAATGATAGAGTAGTTGTAGTAAACTGTACGCAAGAGATGTTAGCACCTAATACTACGTTCCCTACTGGGGAGCCGTTCACTAAGTATACACCAGGACCTGCTGTTTTGTTAACTGATACTACTGCTTGATCGCCTAGTCCTGCAAATACTTCTGTAAAATTTAACTGAACTTTCTCAAATGCCGATCGTATAGCATCTGCATCTGGATCGTCTGGGAATGCTCCGAAGTCAATATTTCTTTGTGCCATAGCAATTCTTTCCTAATATTAGTATTTATTCTTTTTAAAACTTAATCAGCAGATAAAAAAATACCCGACTAAGCCGGGTATTTAAACGGGTATAACGTTTTCTGTTATTATTTGATGCTATCTAATTTGTTTAAAATAGTTGCAAAACCATCTGATGACATTACAGAACCTTCTTTAACTACGTCAGCACCATTGTATCCCATTCTGTCTTCTTGACCAGCAATAACTGGGATAGTAGTTTGACCTGTTGATTTCTGTTTGTTAAGTCCACCAGAGATTACTTTAGTCATAAAGTCAATATCTTGTTCAAATGAAGTATCGGTGCCGTTTTTACCTGCATCGTTAGCCCATTCATCAAGTTTTTCTTCTTTATCTTCTTTTTCTGCTACAGTGAATTCTCTTTGATCATCAGTTTGTACTTCTGTGATTTCTTCGTTCTCACCGTCGTTTACTGAGTCCTTAGGAGCATCCTCTGCGCCTTCTTTCGTTAAGAGTCTCTCATCATCATGTTGTGATAACGGCTGAGTAGGTTCTTCTGAAGACTCTGCTCCTACTTCTGCTAGTAAGTCTAAAGTTTTAAGATTTTCTTCTAAAGATACATGTCTGTCTTCTTTATCTCTCTTACCAAACTTGCCATATGAATCATCTCTACGATCTTTCATACTTTGTTTCTTATCAGACTCTTTTCCAGTTCTCATTCCTAATGACTCGTCTTCTTTGTCATCATAGCCTTGATCTTCTTCCATGTGATGTCTATCTTTATAGTCATCATATTCTAAATCTTTAACAACATCTTCTCCATCTCTTTTTGAATGCTTACGACCGTCGTAATGTGCATCACGTGCAACTTCTCTTCCTGCACGTTCTGCATGATCGTCTCTTTCAGCATCAGATTCTTCGTCAATGCCTTTCTTAGCAACTGTAGATGCGTCCCAATCATACTTGTCATATGTTCCTGCATCTTTTTCTTGTTCTTTGATGTCTCTATGTTCTTCGTCACGTTTGCCGAACTTTCCATATGAATCATCTCTACGGTCTTTCATAGATTGTTTTTTACTTGATTCTTTGCCAGTACGCATTCCTAATGACTCGTCTTCTTTGTCATCATAGCCCTGACTCATTTCATCAATCATGTTCATCATTTCTTCTAATGATTTTTCTCTATGCTCTGAATCTCTTTTACCAAACTTTCCGTAAGAGTCATCTCTACGTGCTTTGTCTGATTGTTTGTGATCTGATTCTTTACCAGTTCTCATACCTAAAGATTCGTCTTCTTTGTCATCATAGCCTTGATCTTCATGCATATCGTCTGCTTGAGGTTTAACATCGTGGTCATCTTCATACTCTTTGATGTCTCTATGTTCTTCATCTCTCTTACCGAATTTTCCGTAAGAGTCATCTCTACGATCTTTCATGGATTGTTTCTTATCAGACTCTTTTCCTGTACGCATACCTAAAGATTCATCTTCTTTGTCATCATAGCCTTGGTCTTCAGAAAACTTGAGAGGTTTCTCAGAATCGTCACCTCTTTCTTTGTCTCCTCTGCCACCAAGAGCACCATGATTATACCCATGTGATTTGTCATTCATGCCATAGTTGTCATGTTTTTCATCATCTTGGTCAAAGTCTTTGTTGATATCAACGTCTTCTTTAGAGATGTCTCTGTGTTCTTCATCTCTCTTACCGAATTTACCGTAAGAGTCATCTCTGCGATCTTTCATTGATTGATGCTTGCCTGATTCTTTACCAGTTCTCATGCCTAATGACTCGTCTTCTTTGTCATCATAACCTTGATCTTCATATGCTTTGTCGCCACATGCTTCGTCCATGTCATCTACTTGTACTGCGATTTCATCATCTGAACCGCAAGATCCAGGTGCTTCTACTTCGTCTTCAAAGTCGCCGTTACCCATATCGACAATACCCATTAATTTGAGCATGTCATCGTGTGAACTCATTGGTTCTTCACTTTGATCTGGTTGACCATAGAATGATACGTCTGCTACTTCACCAGGTGCATCTAAAACTTCTGCATCACCATAGTTACCTAATCCAACATCTTTAACAAATTTAATTAACTTGTCTGCTTCTGCATCTGTTGCATTAACACTAACTCTGTCTGGTTGATTTTGTTCTCCTTGAGTGATAGACATTGTATAGCCTTCATCAAGTTTTCTTTTGTTTGATTTTTTACCTTCATTCAAATGGGATTGTAAACCTTTTTCTAAAGATTCAAATGTCCACTCATCTTCTTCTAAGTATGCATCTTCTGTAGTTTTTGTGAATTCTTTTCCACCTACTTCAAACTTATCACCTGTATGTGCTTTTGCAAGTGCGCCTGAGAATGCGTTACCTTCTTCAAATTCGTCTTCATCAATGCCTTTCTTAGCAACTGTTTGTGCGTCCCAATCATATTTGTCATATGCACCGTCATCATCTGCACCAACGTTTCCGTCTGGAGAAGATTCTGCTTCGCCCATTGCACCGTATGATGCCATAGTGTCTACGACTTCTGCTTCAGGCTCCTCTTGAACCATTCCTGTAATTGGTGCTTGTCTAATACCCATGCCTTCTGCATCAGCACTGAAACCATCATTAGCATCTTCATAAGCATTCTTCATACCACATGCTTCATCAAGACCTGTCTTGTAGCCCTCGTGGTATGCTCTAGCACCTTCAGAACCTGCATCATGTGGACATGCATAAGATCCTTTACATAAACCATGAGATTTACCCATGTGCTTCGCGGCTTTCAGAATGTGTTCTGCGCCTTCTTTTAAGTTTGTTTTAGTATTTTTAATCATAATATTAAGTTCTTGTTTATTGCATTTAGGATGCAGTTGTTGTATTTGTGATGTAGATAAGCCTTCTGAACACATAGATTTCACTTTAGAAATACTAGGTAGTTTACTAGATTTGCTTACCTTACCCTTAGCCTTTTCTTTTACAAGTTGAGGAGTATCAGAATCATTGGCTGCCAAAGCGGCGTTTGCCGCGGCGTTGCCTTTTTCATCGTTAGTTGAATTTGGAGACCCATCGTCTGCTGGATATTGAGCACCTTCTTTTACTTTACCTGAAATTACACTTTGAGTATTAGATCCATTGTCGCCCATCTTTGGTGTGATTTCTGGAAGTTTAATTGCTTCTTTTATTTTTGATGAACGTTGTGTATCATATGAAAGTGGAGATTGTCCACCATATGAACCAGATCCGTCACTTTCTCTCATGTTACCACCTGATATAGGTGATGTTAAATCCATTGAAGATTCAGGAGGAGTATCAGTTTCTTTCATCTTACTAAATGTTTTAGCAAGGTTTGCTCTTTTTTCTGTTTTAGCATTAAACTTGTCTTTGTTTGCTAGTACATGTTTTGCGAATGCTGATGTAGACATTCCTGCTCTTTCTGCTTGTGCTTTAAAAGCACCTGGCTTCTTAACTGCTTTATCAATCCAATCTTCGGCTTCTTGTATTTCTTCTTCACCAATAGTTAATTCGCCTTTAGCCATTGCTTGTTGCATTTGTTGAGCAACTTGTGGATTCGATACAGAACCGATTGCTTGACCATCTTTGTGAATTTCTTGTGCACCAGGCTTTGCTGGCTCTAATGATAGTTCTTCAAAGACATTCTTTAATGAGGGAAGTTTTAATTCATTTGATACTGGCTCAGCAACTTCTGCTGATTCAGTTAACATATTACTAGGTCGAGTTTTCTTTTTCTCATCTAATAATTTGTTGTCTTCTTTTTCAGTGACTTTATCAAATTGTGTTAAGATGTCTTTAAAATCCATAATATAATCCTTAATACCCTGCTGAAGTTTCAGGCTTAGGGCCTCTTTTAACATCAGTCATAGGACTTTTTTGACCTTTAATTGAGTCATCAGTCCAAGGCTTCCAAGGATCAAATGAATCTTTAGTGTTCTTTTGATCAGCAGGCAAACCTACTTTACCAACGTTCTTATATTCTGCATGTTTGTGTATGCTATCTAAATACTTATCACCATATTCTTTGCTGGCTTCTTTTCCATTGTCATTCATTTCTTCATGTTGTAACAAAGGAGTATCTTTCATTTCATTTTCATATCCAACCATTTCGTTGTCAATGCTGTCATCAAATGCACTATTAACCATTCTTACATAGTTAATGTTATGTCCTAATAGTTGTGCTAGTTGTTGAACCATCGGCTCAGTTACGGGATAAGCAAATTGACATTTAAATATATGTACTGGTTCGTTTGAAAGATTGGGGAAACCATATGGTGATTTCATAATCGGTGTTGATGTTGGGCCTTTGATTTCTTTAGGCTCAAACTTGTTTAAGTTATGTTTGAATAACTCTAAGAAATTTTTGCTACAGTCACCAGCAACTTTGATTGTACAATCATAAGTATGAACCGATTCTGCAATGTAATGTTTTAAACTTTTCATATTGTATAGTTCCCGTATAATATATTTATCATTCCTCTGTGTTTTTCCCACTTAAAACTCGTAGTAATTCGTTGCGATCTAAGTTTTGAGCACCATCACCTAAAGGAATATTATCAATCTTCTCGTCTTGTTTTGCTTGACGTTGATCTAATGTTGCTTTCTTTAACTGTAGATCAATCATCTTTAATTTTTTGTTTAACTTTGCTGTCTTAGCGGTTATAGCATGATTTAACATATTACTAGCAACACTAAAGATATCACCACTAAAACGAGAATCAACTTGCATACCCAAGTCCATCAAATCTTGGAAACTTGTCTCTGCTTTTTGGCTCAGTTCATCCATCTCTCTATCAGATGCTTCTAGTCCTCTGACTGTAGGTAAAGCAGTTTCAATCTTTTCTAAATTACTTAATGCTTCTTTAGTAACTTCTTGTGCTACACCTGGAATAGGCTCATTCAGTTCGTTTTCATCACTGGATGCGATATCAAATAATTCTTCAAGTTTCTTTGTCATATATCTATTTAGTTACTTTCTACTTCCGTTATAGAAAAGATCGTCTTCTGTAACTACTCTAAATTTAATACCTTGTGCTTTGCAAAATGCTTTTGCTGAATGCCATTTAGCATGATTGATTGCAATGACTGCTTGTTGTCTTGCATTTTTAACTTTTTCTGTTATAATACTTTCTGCTTTAGGTTTAATTTCTATTAATTCTGCTTTAGTTACACCAAACTTATCTTGGTAAACAATAAAAAAGTCTGGTATATAATTAGTACGTTTGCCTTTAAAAGGATGCATATAAGGGATAACTATTGATTCACTTGCCCATTTGATTATCTTGTCATTTGTATCACAAAAAATCATAAATGTAAGTTCCCAACCAGATCGATATTTAGGCTTGCCTTTACCTACATACTTGTGTTGATTTTTTACAGTATAGATACCCTGTGCGTATTTTTTTCTACGAGGCATTGATTAACCTTAAGGTAATATGTTACGTTGTACGGCTTGATTAGGAGTGGGAACATTTGCTACTCCATACAATGCTGTCTTTGACTTTAATAAGTTAAGATAAAAAGCCATTTCTGTGTTTACTTGAACTGAAGTCTCTGCATTAGTTCTAAAGTAATCCATAAAGATATTAATGTTTGTTCCAGTTTCCTGTGCAATTCTAAACAAAACAGTTGCAAATTGAGCCGCTGTTTTTTTAGTTCTTTCATTTTCAGAATTACCTTTAAGTACACCTAAAAAATAAGAATAAACTGCGTCCCATTCTCCTGAGTTTATAGTTAATGATTCTGCATAAAAAGTATCAAATACTTCTAATGTGTTTTCTCTTTCTGTTATTTGTAATGCCATTATGCAAGTCCGCCTGTTTGCTTTCCAGCATTTACAGCATCTGCTATTGCAGTACCGTCGTCTGCTGATTGGGGTACAGTAGTCTTGTTATTGTTTGCGGCAGTTACAATACCTTGATTAGCAATGTTGATCATTGCAGGAGTTGCCGCATCAGTTGGGAATAGTGCTGACGTATCTGTTTCCCCTCCACCAAATAGTTTATTCATCACTGCTTCTTTTGCCGCATCTTTAATTGCTTTCTTTGCACTGTCTACTATATTATCACTATTTTTATAAAGTTCATATGCTGCCTGAATATCATCTCTATTGAGATCTCCATCAACAAAACCTTTCATATCTTTGAAAATATCTACTGGATTGTTTCCTCCTTGTTCTAAAGGACTTGTTGCATTATCATAATTTGCATCTTCTTTGAAGCCAGTAACTAATGACCCTGCTTCTTCGTCATCAATTTTACCTGAATTGTAAACTACAGTTTCATAGTTGATAGTCATTCTATTCTGCATTGTGCCGCCACCGTCAGCATAATCATATGTATCGTGGTCCATTGTAGTAATGACAGGATTAATTAAAGTATATGCAATAAAGTTTCCTGCCCACATGCCGTATATTGTAATGTTATTAAAGAAAGGAACTTTTTCTCCTTGTACTTCTCTAGCATCTGCACCGCCTTGACCTCTAGCATCTCCCCTATAACCATATTCAATATCACCTGATATTGATGGATCGTAAATATTACGTCTATTAAAATTCTTTATTGCTGTAGAACCTGAAAAAGGATCAACAGTAGGGTTCCATGCATCTGCATAGTTATATCTATAGTATGCGTCCCACAATGCAGTAATCTGTGATGCGTTATCATCATGGAATGTAATATCAATTGGTTGATATTTAATTTTTGATTGAATCAATCGTTTTCTATTGTACTGATTCATTTCTTGTACGTCTATATTAAACGTAGGTAGTTTAACTGATTTAACTAACAGTCCATAGTTTTCTCCTGTCGGCGGAGAATATGCTTGTTCGTTAATAGAAAAGTAAGTATGAAAGGTAAACTTAACTTTACCTGCGTTACCTTGCCCACCAGGTAAGAACGTCTTGGCCGCATGTTGCCAATCACGTAAGTATACTCTACCCGTAAGTGCATCTAATATACCCTGACCGGTTTGCTGTAAAAAATCTTTTGCTGTCTGAGACATAATAGTATTTATCTATCCTGTAAGTCCATAAAAAAACTGGCCGAAACCAGTTTCTTTATTTAAATCTAAAATGATTCTTATGTTGAGTTGCCGCCACCTGGGAATGTTTGTAGACCTGATTGTCCTACACCTGCTCCCGGTACGCCGTTGATATCTCCACCAGCATTTGTCTGGATTGCGTTATCGTAACGTAAAGTCATAGCAATAGTCACTGCATCAGATGTACCATAGTTAAGTTGCTGATAGTTTGCTTGTTGTAAGAAACAACCTGCTAATGACCAGTTTTCTAATACTGTTGGTGTATTGATACCGTTACCACCGTCTAAGATTTGAATTTCAGTTTGGAATTTATAATCTCCACCTGCTGCCGCTGAAGACTGCTCGTAGAAATCTAATTGACGTTGTAACTGAGCACCAACTGCTTTTGATACATTACCAGAAGCATCATCTCTGACGTTGATAGCAAGTGTTTGCCATGTGTGCTTACCAGCAAGATAGACACGTGAGTTATACACGTTCATAGTGATTTCATCAAACTGAACTTGTGGTCTCGCACAATCTACGACTTGTCTTGTAAGTATAAGTGAAGAATCATCGTCAAAACCAAAATTAATAAAGTTCACACGGAATCTATATTGAAGTTTTGGCATCAACAAGTTTTGGTTAGCGCCTCCCTCAGGTTGAACCGAAAGTTTTGCTAATGTATCTGAGGCTGTTGCCATTGTTAATCTCCTGTTTTAATATATCTTAATATATATTTATCTTTTTAATTCAGTGAGGCCGAAGCCTCACTTAATATCTTTTTACGATCCTGATAACTCACCAGTGTTGAATATTCTGACTGGAACGTAGATAAACTCAGCGGCTTTCACGGGCTCTACTGCTATGTCAATCCAAAGTTCATTTCGATCAATTCTTGCTGGAGTGTTGTTAGAATCATCACAGACTACTGAGTAGTCATATAATCCACGTTTTGAAACTAGATCCTGGAACAATGTTTCTACTACTGCTTTAATAGACTTTCTTGTTTGTGGGTCATTAGGTTCAAATACGAATGGTCTCGCGGCTAAGATCAATTGTCTACGTATGTAAGCAATTAAACGTGCTACGTTTACTCTATCTAACGCAGATGATGAATTGAATGAAGTTTTGTTACCATAGTTCAATAATCCATTACCTGTGAAGAATACCATTGGGTTAATAAAGTTAGTGTATAACACATCTCTAATACCAATACGTGTTCTGATTGAGTTGAATTCTCCTTCTGCATCAATGTAACCAATGCTTGTAGCATTATCAATAATACCACGTCTAGTTCCTGCTGGAGCTAACCAAGGATAAGCAATATTATCATTACGCAACATTGTTCTTGTCATCATGTGTGATGATGGTACAGCAACTAAGTTACCAGATAGATCACTAGTGATACCTGATGGATAGAATAGACCCATGTAAGTATTTCTAGTTACAAGTCCATCTTCACCTGTTGTTACTGCGCCTGCAGTGTTAGTTGCCCATGCTTGAATTTCAGTTGCATCGTCTTTTAATCTCATTGGTGTATCACCAACGATGTAAGAAGTTTCGCCTCTATCAGAGTTCAATGCTACCATGTTAGGCTGTAGTTCAGGATAACCTGGAGTTGCTTGTAAGTTGAAGTAGTTATCTTCGTCTCTAATTGCAACGTTAGTGTCAATTGCTGAACGTAATGCTTTAGTTACCATTGCTCTTTGTGCTTTACGACCTGCGTACATTGCACCGTTTGCTTGATCACCTGAAGCAGTTACCCATGCATCTTTTTGTGTTGGTAAAGAAGCAGTTGGGAATCTATCAGCATTAAAGTAATTTACACGATACTGTTTAACATTGTATGAGTTACGTCTTGTGTTCCACATCAACATACCTTGTGGGTAATTTGATGATGAAGGAGCATCAACGTCTAAGTAATCACTTGCTAGTAATGATGCAATACTTGGTATCGGATCATTTGCTGGATTAGTTGTTCCGTTAGTTGCCCAACGTGCATCTTTAAATAAGATACCAGCTGGTGTAGTTTGATCAGTGTTGTCGATTAAGACCCACTTATCAGTAGCACTACCGCCACCTACTGCTGGAACTGACTGCCATCTATAAAGATTTGGGTAAGTTTCTAAGTCTGTAGTGTCTAACCAAAGATCACCATATACTAATGCTGTTAAATCAGATTGTGTAGTCGGCTCAGTTGCACTTACAATTGGTCCTTTAGGATCAGTTGCGTTTGCGACTGCTGGACTAGGTAATCCGTTTGAATCATATCCTTGTGATTTATAACCTTTCCAAGCACCGTTATAATTCATCATAATGTCTACTTGATCAGTTGAAGAATAGAACCAGTTAGTAAAGTTAGTTGGTATTGCTGTTGGTGCACCTTCATTTGCTGTTAATGAGTTTGCTCCACTTGTTGTTAATGAGAATTCTCTCCAGTTAGATAATTGAGTCGTAAACATATCTACGCCTTTACCTGAATTCCATGTATAAGATGTAACAACACCGGCTGTAACACTAGAAACTGTGACTTTTAAGTCGTTTCCTGGAGTTGCTCCTCCCATGTCTGCACCTGAGAAAGTAACAACATCGCCTACTGCGTGTCCACTACCACCGTTTACTACTGCATCAGGATCAAAGTCATAATTACCGTAGTCATTAGTTACTTTAATTTGTAATGCTGTACCAGAACCTGTTGTAGCAGTTTGAGTTACTGAGAATTCAATGTCATCTCTGAATGGGCCTATTTTACAACCTGTTGTTGCTGTTGTAAAACCTGCTTCTGTAAATACTCCAGTTGAAACACCGTTTACACTGCTGTATTCATCTAAAACTATAACTCCACCTGAAGTGTGTTGTAGTTGAATAGAACCGTCATCATTAACTGATGCACTTGTGTAAGGTATGTTCGCCGCTGACCATGCAGTTACAAAGTCAGATGCATCTGTTGCATCTGCTAAGTTGAATGGATAAGGGCTACTTAATGTTGTTGAGCCAGGAGTTGAAATTTGAACTCTTGCTACATAAGGACCTGCTTGAAAGTCTGGTGCAGTGTTTGTACCGTTAATTACTGTAGCGCCTGTTGCCGCTCTATAGAAGTAATAAACTGGTGCTCCTTCATATTCACCGTCAAAGTTATATTGTGCATAAACACTACCTGCCGCTATTGCTTGTCCACCTGTTGTGTCTGCTGAATAGATTTGACTCCAATCAGAAGTTGCAAATGTTGGTGTTTTAGATGTGTAAGATGCCGCTACTGAATCATATTGAGAAATTACTGGTTGTAATCCTGTTCCGTTAACCTTGATCCATACAGACCCAGTTGGAGCCGGCTCTGCTTGTCCTGATTGCCATAATGGTTGTTGAGCAGATGTGCCCCAGAATCCTCTTGGTTGAAATCCAGTTACTGTAGATCCTGTGAAACCTAAGTCTGTAAAGATTGTTCCAGTTGCTCCAGTTAATCTAATAAAGAAATTTGGATTACTAGCATTATCTCCACCTGTTTGTGCAGAATAGATTTCAAGTTTATTATTAACTACTGCCGCTGACACATAGTTAAAGCCTAATGCATTAATATCTGCCGCTAACTGAGTAATTGTGTTATTCGGAGCCGCCGCTACTGTAAGAGTTGCAAGGTTTGTGCTGTTAATAATTAAATTAATAGTATCACCTTGAGTCAAAGTAGGATTAGAAGTAGGCGCTGTTAATGTTGGCCACGAGAACATCCATTCAGGTGAATCTACACTTACCCAAGTATTAGCACTATTTTTGTACCAATATGAGGGAGCATTTGCATTGTTAGGATTTCTATAATTAGGAATCGCAACAACTGCATAGTCACCGATGTTTCCTACTGATGTAAGAGGTGTACCTACTGATACTAATGCCGCATCAGAAATAACTATTGGTGTCTTCGATGTAAATACGCCAGTAGTTTCATTAAACTCATTAATTCCCCATGTAGAAGAAGTTGTGTTTAACCAGTAAGAATCATTTGTTGGTGCTCCTGTTGGACGACCTGTTGATCCTACTAAACTTGCTAGATCGACATCTGCTCTTAAAACAAATACTTGATTTGAAATACCAAGTGCAGAGTATGCCGCTAGTAATCCATATTCATTTAATTCATAGCCCTGTAACGGAGTACCGTTTGATGCTGTGTAAAAGAATGGGTTACCGTATAAAGAAACAAGATCACGTTGAGAAGTGACTCTGTATAATTTACCTGCATTCGCAGACGTTGTTGCCGCCGCTGTTGCAGTTGATGTTGGGTCCGCTTTGTCTTGTGCTGTTGCTAACAAGAAGAACGGGATTGATGCTGTTGCGCCTGGTAAATATTGACTTTCGTCAATGATGCTTACTTCTACGCCTGGTGATGTTAGTGCCATAATAATATTCCTTTTGTATGATTTTGAGGGTTACACCCTGATTGTTTTTTCATACTATTATTTATCATGTATTACAAAAAACAACGGATTAAGATACCTTCGAAGGTATTTTATAAATACTAGTATGAGTTTACCTAGACCAATATGTAAAATTTGCAACAGAAAAGTCTGTGCTGTGAACTATATTAAGAAAGGCAAACGTCATTACCGAAGCATGTGCGATCAATGCGGTAAAGTAAACCGAACAAGAAAGCCTATATATCTCTGGCAAAAAGCAGGATATCAAAAAGATGATACATGTTTCTTATGTGGATTTAAAAGTCTGTACCCTACACAAATGGTTGTATATCATATAGATGGAAAGCCTCAGAATGTAGACTTTCAAAATTTAAGAACGATATGTCTAAATTGTATTGAAGTTGTAAAGAAAAAAGAAATTGTATGGGTTAGAGGAGACTTAACTGTTGACTATTGATTCCATTGCTTTATGCAATTCATCAATCGTACCATTGTTTTTAATCGTGTGATCATAGTCTAAACCAACACTACTATATTCACTAGCATGTACATTTAATTCAGTTAAACGTGCTAGTGCTTGTGGATTCTGATAATAATTATAGTCAACTGCATCTGGTAACCATATAGGTTGCTCCCCTCGTTCTACTCTAATCGTAGTTCCACCTGCATTTTTAATCGCATCGACTTCATTTTTAAACCTACAATCAGTAATAACAACATTGTCTTCTATCTTACGCAATTGATTCTCAATCGATGATACCCAAATATCATTATGAAAATTACGTCTACCTACTTCAGTTCCCCAATACTGCAAGACCCAACGAGGAGTTAGATGCGGCATGTCTAATCGTTTTGCCCACCACTCGTCAACTTCTTCTCGCCACTCTCTACTAGATTGAGTTGTACCTTCTAGCATTTCTCTGTCCCAGCCAAAGATTGCAGATACACAATCCTTCAAGGGACCTGCATAACTCAGTTTTTTAAAGCCATGAAATCGAATAAGATAATCTGCCGCAGTATCTTTACCACTGCTGATAAGTCCTGTAATGCCTATAATCATACGGAATAGTCCTCTAGTCAAGTAATCACTATTATAAACTACGCGGGAGGGAAAGTCAAGTGTTTTTGTAATCTATTCGCCCATTAAAGAATTCGTCTGGGAGAGTGTGTATGTAATTATGCGTTGGTACTGTAAAAAGTCGTAAGACTTTATGTTTATCAACATGCTTCAACGGAGGACAAGATCGATACAATAAATCCCATTCTTCTTTTAGCACAGTTTGATGATGTTTATAATTATATTCAATATCTTGTCTTATGCCATCCTGATAATCTTCCATTTGATGTAAAAAGGAAGTTATTCTTTTGTGTGCTATAGAAATATATTCACTTATACTAACATCTTCATTAATTAAGTCTGGTTCAGATGTATATTTTCTAAAAGTTTTATATCCTAACCCTTCTAATGTTTTTTCTTGTAAGTCGAATCTACTAATTCCCATAAAAGGTTTTTTAGTAATAATAGGCTTCCAAGTTTTTTCTGTCGTCGGATAACTATTGTGTTCCCAAAAAGGTCTCATTTCTCCTCCTGGATTATCGAACCATGTTTCTGGCATAATAATTAAAGAAGCATCATTCCACTCAGTAGGAAAACAATAATTAGCAATGTCAAAAGAATGCACCTGATTATCTACCATTTCTCCGAACGTATCACCAGGAAGTGTTCTTTGAAATTTGTTATATAAAGTTGTTAAACTATTAAAGTCTAAGTTAAGATTAAACACTTCGTTCATTATGTCTACTACATGTTCATAAGTCTGTGGGTCTTCTTTATTAAAATCAGATCCTTGTGCTGAATAATTTAATTTAGATGTTAAACTATAATCTAATTGATCTAAATTTTTAGAGTCAGCAAATTTATATAGTAGTGGAAACTTATGCGGTCTATTAGAAACATCTCCTATTAACCATAATGCTTTAGGATCAACTGCATTCCCTCGCCAAGACTTAAATCTGTTTAGTCCAACACTTCTTTTTTTGGTCCCTTCTGATCGTAGTAAAAAATATCTAGTATTATGTCCAAAGACCATATAATGATTAGGTAGTTCTGAAACAGAAACTTTAGTGTATTCATGTAGCAAATATACATTCTTTAGATTTGGAAACAACTGAGTTTCATGCAAATACTCTAAAGTCTGTTTTGTCCACTCAGTAAAATCATGTGCAATTTGAGGTTCATAAAGCATAAAACCAATAATTAAATGCTCAATGTTTTGTGTGTCATAGGACTCTAATGAATTTATATGTCCTTGATATGGTGGTATGTTGTTTGGATTAGCAGAACACTCTACATTAATACACCAAATAGTTTCAGTAAACTGATTGCTATGAACGATACCATTCATGCAATATGATTAGCCCTGTATCCAAGTAAGAGGTTGTGAGTAATCTACGTAGTCTCTGAGGTCTTTAAGACATTTTTCTTGTCCTGCTATACCTTCTGCCTTCATTGCCGCACCATTTAATGCAGTACCACCAGAAGGGCCTGCAATAGTTGAGAATTTTTCACGTGCTTGTCCGATAGAGATTGTAACAGTTGCTAATACAAAGTCTTCTATCCAAGGTGCAATACCTGGGTCTAACAAGAGTGAAGTTTCTGGACGAGTAATATCAGCCCAGATAAGAATTTGTTCACCAGAGCCTTTAAAGTCTCTTACAAATCTAATTGTTTTAGTTACAGGATCCCATGTATAGATAACAAATCCACCAAACATTCTAGCGGCTAGTTCTACGTACCCTGCATAGAAGTCATACGTTGCTAGTCCACCTGCATAGTTATAGTTTAACAAGTAAGTGTTTAGAATAGCAGATGAGAATGGATCAAATGATGATGCACCAGGACCTGTTTCAAGTCCGATTGTTCTTCTATAACATTGTCTGACATTAATAAATTCACTAGGTAGTGTATATGTATCTTGGTTCTTATCGACTGTTAACAATGTATAAGACTCTTGTACAGAATTTTCTGCACGTTGTCTATATGTTTTAACTGTATAGTTGTATGCGGCTTCGTAATGCTCTGGATCTAATTCTAAGTCTACGATGCCGTCGCCCAGCCTATAGCGGATGTTCTCAAACATAGACTCTTTGAGTTGTTCAAGGTTTTCGCCATTTGGGACTGATAATTGTTCTGATGCCATACTAATATATTCCTATTTCTAGTATTTATCAGACTAAATGTTTTTCTGTTTAATATAATTGTGTAAATCATTGGCTCTGGACAAATGTGCGTCTGCTCCATGATGTCCATACTTTGCTAGTGGATTAAGACAACCTTGGGTTACATATTTTTCATAGAATCCATAGTCATTGTTTCTATACATATAATATCGTTTTGCATCTATCTTTGTCAAATAAGGTTTTAAATGTTTCATGTTTTTGTTGTTAAATGCAATACCAGAGTTAGTCATCAGATATCTAATACCCTCTGCTTTAAAAAAGTATTGCAACGATAGTGCATCTTTGGCAGTTAACATTTCTGTGTAAATTTCAGAATAAACTAAAAATCGTTGTGTTGTAAGAAACTGTTCTTTTTCTTGTGGTGCAACTTGATGAGGATTAGTCATTACATTAACTTGTACTGAATCTAAGAACGATGGGTCTGCCCAATCAGCACATGTATCTTGGTCAATGCCAACAGAATGAGGAACAGGTGCTTCCATTCGACAACTTTCTGCCCAGTTAACTAAAACAAAAAGATTGTTATTTTTATTTTGTACTAAATCTTGGTTAAGTGTAAACCAATTTAATATACTACGATGTATTGCACTATTAGATGAACCATTTCTTGCAATGTTGATGGGTTGATGATCCATCATCTTTGCTAATTGATTTCCAAAACTTGCTTGACGATTGTCTACACTCGACATTTTGCCATCGATCTCTGCACCTGCCGCGTGACTACACCCAGCAATCAACATATAATTTGCCATATTTTTAAAATGCCTTTAAAATAATAATTTGATCGTTGAAACGACCTTTTGGTTGGACACCTACTGCTTTGATATCATCAAAGAATTTACGTGCCGCGGGTTTGCTACCCATGATTTCTTTAATTTGTTCTTTGGGTTTACGTAATGTCTTAATTGCACTCTTAGACTTGTCAAATCCATACAAAGTGTTACCCTTAACGAACATTTCTCCTGCCATTTCTTCTGCGACATAGTGATGAAGTTTTCTTTTAGCAGTATCATAACACCATGCTTCTTTAGACATATGTAATTCTGCTGGTCTAATGCTTTCTAGTTTAAGTTTTGTTGTTTCACATTCAAAACGTTTTTGATACTTCAACTTCTGTGTTGCCTTTTCAGGAGTGATAGGCTTAGTCTTACGTTTAGCCCTAGACTTAATCTTAAGTGTAGCATAACTATTTAAAATACCAATAAGAGTATCATAGGCAGCCACAGTCTGTTTAAGTTTCTTTTTACTATAATGATCATATGCTTCGACTAACTGCTCATCCTTGCCTTCAATCACTTCTTTAAATTCTTTTTGTTCTCTTTCATAACATTCTATTAATTGAGGGATATGATTTGCTAAAGGATTGTATGTATTAAGGACACGCATCACCTTATCATTAAATTTAGAATCAATTTTTATTTCATCTTCAAAAAACTGATCCATAATACCATCGATCTCTCCACCTGCTTCCATTAATTTACCTAACATGATTTCTTGTATAGAAGGACGATTAGGTTTGTCTTTTGCTTTTTCTTCTTTGACTTGAGCAATCTTCTTGCCTTTTTCTAACCATTCGATTTTTAATTTTGCAATATGATCGATATGTGGTTGAGGCATATACCCTACTTTATCCAAGAACCAAATTGAACTTGAAGTTCCATTAAAGTTCCAATCAGGGTTTCTTAGAATAATTTCTATTTCTTCATCAGTATAACCTGACTCTTTTTTGATCCACGTCTTACAACGCACCAATCTTTTTTTGTCTCCAATCTCAGTACGAATAAAATACTGACAATCTTGGAATGCCTTTTCCTGGGCTGGCCCATCAGTGATATCTTTGTACTGATCCCATTTAGGTTCAGGCGTTAGATAAACTGTTTTTACTTTCCGTCTAGCCATTTGACCCCTTATAACTTTTAATGTTCATACTTAGTGTTTGCATTATACATTAAATAATTTTTAACTTCAACCTTCTATTTACCCAAATTCTCTCGGAGATTCTATTGAGATAAATATATATATGCCAAGATTAAGTTTATACCGGGAACAGAAGCAAAACGACTATCGTTTTTTAGACAGAATTATTTCTGAACAATTGACTGTGGGCGGTACTGATTTATACATTCACAAGTATGCTGGACCGATGGATCAAGGTCCGTCGAATGATTTTACACAGCCTGAATACAGTGCAATGGATCCTACAAACATACAGGACTTGCTGTTCTTAGAGAATAGAGATCGAAAGTATGAAAAAGATATCTATCGATTACGTGGTCATTATAACGTACAAAACTTAGACTTTGATCTTAGTCAGTTCGGCTTATTCTTAAGTAATGACACTATTTTTATTAATGTCCACTACAATGACATGATTGATATACTAGGTAGAAAGATGATGGTCGGTGATGTTATTGAATTGCCTCACTTATTAGACTACAATCCATTAGATGATAATCCAACAGAGTTTCCAACAGCACTTAAAAGATTTTATCAAGTCACAGATGCTAACTATGGAAGTGAAGGTTTTGCAATCGATTGGTATCCTCATCTATGGCGTATCAAATGTGAGAAATTAGTAGATAGCCAAGAGTTTGCAGATGTTTTACGTGATCCAGTTGACAAAGACAATTACTTAGGCGACTGGGATAAAAACAAAACTTACCCTGCAGGGTATGTAATGACATTCGGCGATAAAAACTATCTTGCATTACAAGAAGTCCCAGCTGGAACTAAGCCTGGTGCAACTGATCCAGATCCTTTCTGGGTACTAGACACAGGTAAAACACTTAAAGATGTCTTGGGTCGTTACAATGAAAATCTTAGAATCAATGATGCTAACTTAAAAGAAGCGGCACGTATTGTACCTAAAGCAGGTTACGATACATCAGATTTATATGTTGTACCCGGATACGGTATCTTTGAAGCAAATGGCGTCCCATCAAATAAAGAAAATCAACCCGCTCCACCAGTAGATATTCGTTCATGGATGCCTGGAAACAATCCTCTGAGTTCAACAGGTGAAGTCATCACAATGAAAAGTGAAAAGTACAAGTATGACTCATCAGGCATCAGAATACCTAAAGAAGTTATTGATGTAATGCAGGCTAAACACAAAGAACAAGACATTGACTTAGAAGCAATGATAGAAAAGTTTGTACAAGCAAACTTATCAATTGCTGTTGAAGCACCTGAGATGTCATCAACAGGTTCAGGACAATTAGAAGGAACAAAACTTCTTACAGTTAATATTTCAGGACCTGTAGTAGGTCCATATGGTACTGCTGATAATACTTACGCAACAGCAGACCAAGATCCGACAGCGGCAGGCTTTACTGGTACGGAACCTTATGGTCCGAATACAATGGACTATCGTGCTGACTGTGATCCTCGTTTTCAATACATAGCAAGATCGACTCCACGTGACTTTGGTTATACATCAGGTTACTTAAGTGGTGAGGGTACTCCACCAAACGGTTTACCCGCAGGAGCAGGCATATCATTCCCTGCATCTCCGCAAGTTGGAGACTATTTCTTGCGTATAGATTATACACCTAATGTTTTATATCGTTGGTCAGGTACTCTTTGGTTGAGAGTGAGTGAAGATGTAAGAACAACAACTGGATATACTTCAGAAGATACTTCACAACTTTCAGGATTTATAAATAACGATGCAAATATTTTCGTTCAACAAACTGGTGGAAATGTTTCATCTGCTCAAGGATTGAGTTCGATATTAGATATAGCACCAGACGACAACCCACCGAGTGATGGCACATAATGGCACAATATTTTTACGACAATCAGATAAGAAGATTTTTATTACAGTTTGCTAAAATTTTTAGTAACTGGTATGTAACTGCAGGAAAAGATCCTAACGGTAATCCTATTCTTGTAAGAGTACCAATTCAATATGGAGATGCAAGTAGACAAGCCTCAACTATTATTGCGAACAATTCGGCATCCAATTTGCCCTCTGCACCTTTAATAACTTATTTTATTAACGGACTAGAGTATGATCAAAGACGAACACAAGAGCCTTACTTTGTAGAAAAACAAAATGTACGTCAAAGAGAATATGATCCTGCTACAGCATCATATGGTGAAACACAAGGCCAAGCATTTACTGTCGAAAAATTAATGCCAGTACCGTATACACTTAGACTACAAGTAGACTTTTGGACAACTAACTATCAACAAAAACTAGAATTGATCGAACAACTAGGTACATTATTCAATCCATCATTAGAGATTCAGAGTACAGACAATTTCGTAGACTGGACATCATTAACAATTGTATATCAGGATGGACTTACGTTCTCATCTCGTACTATACCACAAGGAACAGGTAATCCAATCGATGTCATGTCATGGAAGTTCTACTTACCCATGTGGTTGACAACATCTTCTAAACTTAAAAAGTATGGTGTTATTAATAAGATCATTACTTCTATCTTTGACGGTAAAACTATTGATGATATGCAAGATGATGATTTACTATTAGGTACAAGACAAAAAATTTCTCCATATGGATATCAAGTATTGTTTATTGGTAACTCATTACAATTGTTACCACAAGATCAACCAGATCAACCATCTAACTTTGCGTTAGAAAAACCTGTTAATCCAGATACTGATTTGTATTGGCCATCTATTCTTAATATGTACGGTGCATATCGTGCAGGTATTTCACAGATTACATTAGATAATCCATATATGGACACAGAGATTGTAGGTACTATTGTAGTTGATCCACTTGATGATCGTTATCTAATCTTTAATGTTGATGAAGATACATTACCACAGAACACATTAGAACCTGTTACATCTGTAATTAATCCTCAGATATCAGGACCTAATGCAGGCTTACCAGGACCTATTAATAATGTTAGATACCTATTAGTTAATGACATTGCATCTGATACAGCATCTTGGGGAACAATCATAGGAAGTCAGACAGGTAAATCAACAGCGCCTGAATCGCAACTTGCAACTACTTTGATGCCTGGTGTTAAGTATCAAATTGCAACGATAGGAACAACAGACTTTAGAAATTACGGTGCTCCAGATAATAACGTAGGCACAATCTTTACAATGAATAATGTACAACCAGACGGTACTGGAACTGCATATACTGTAGTTGAATCAGGGACAAATGATATTTTACAATTCAATGCAACTCTTATGCAATGGTTTGTATCTTTCGATGCAAGTGCTAATCTTGCTGGTCTTGAGTATGTAACAAATCTAACAACAGAGATTCAATACAGATGGTCTGCAACTCCTGCTGATTCTGTTCAACCTGGATTGCCCGCTCAATGGATGAAGTCATACGAAGGTTATTATAACGAAGGTGATTACAGTATAGTTATTTAAGGGCGACCCTGTCTCTTACTAAATAACTGTATGGCAATCATTATTAATCAATCTGCTGGTATTTTCTTCTACAGTAAATCAACTGATCGATCATTATATCTATTACGAAATGAATCTAAGAATCCTACTTGGTCTATTCCTGGTGGCAAAATAGAAAAGAATGAAACTTTATTAGCAGGATTAAAAAGAGAATGCCAAGAAGAAATTGCATACTGGGAAGATGATTTTAAATTAGTTCCCATACAAAAATTTGTTAATAACACATTTGCATATCACACATTCTTTTGTGAAATAGAAGAAGAATTTCCCCCTATTTTAAATGATGAACATTCTGGGTATGCTTGGGTTGGAAGTGACAAGTATCCCAAGCCATTACATCCTGGATTGTATTCTACTATCAACATCGATAATGTAGTAGAAAAGTTGTCAACTCTTAAAAATCGTTAATCTAAAGCCCTCAGAGACGTTCTAAGACACGTAATTGTGATATCTATACACATAGATGTTTTGTATTAAGTCTGTTTATATGACGATATACGAGGTCTCAGGAGCAATAATCAATACCATTTCGATCTAGCATTCTCAGTAATGCAGTCCAAAATAAGTTTACATGTTCTGCTATATCATCTGTTGGTGAGACATTAATTTTTGCTAGTTTATCCCATTCTGATTTAGGAGGAACTGATAGTTCTGCACCAGTACGCAGAACATCTACTTGAATTTTGCAGGCGTTCTCAAGGACATAGAGGTTATAAAGAGCCTCTGGAATATTATTGGCTGCCGATAGTAAGCCATGATTTCGCATGATCAGTAAAGGTTTATTGCCAATATCTCTTCCTAATCTGGCGCATGCCGCTGTATTCGGATCCTCGAGTAAATGGTAATCGTAATAGTTTATTTTGTCTTGTATTTCTCCTGATTGTTGTGACAAGTTCATTAGTCCTTCTTGCATACATGACACTGCAATTCCCGCACGGGTGTGTGAGTGAAAAATACAGTTTACATTTTGACGAGTTTTCATTATTGCTGTATGAATTGCATGTCCCGCATTCATATATGATTCTCCTGCCAAAATGTTTCCTTCAAAATCAACCTTAACAAGATTAGACGCAGTTACCTCATCAAACATTAAGCCATAAGGAGTAGTCAAGTAATGATTTTTATTTTGAGGCAGTCGAACACTTAAATGAGTAAAGATTACATCTGTCCAGCCGAAGTGATGAAATAGGTGATGGCAAGCGGCGAGATTGCATCTTAATTTCCATTCAGTATCTTCCATATCTCTTATTTAACCCAAAAAGAAAGGGTGACTAGCACCCCTTCTAAGTTTTACATGATATTGTTAATGTGACATCCAGAACTCAACGACTGAATAACCTAAAGTTCCTGCTACCATACCTGCTCCGATAAGCATCCATCTCCAACGTTCCAAGGCTGTAATTTTAAGAGCCATTTCATCGTGTGATGCTTGATTTGATTTTTGAAAATCAATCAACATCTTGTGAGTTGACGCATTGCCCTCTTTGATTAAATCAGAATTAACTTTAATATCTGCTTTAACATCTTGGAGAGCCGTATCGAACTTTTCATCAAGGTTTTTAAACTCGACTTTAAGTACAGCAATGTCAGTATCGTACTGTTGCAATTGCTTTTGTGCGTTACTTTGTGCCATTATCTGCTATGCCTCAATTATGCTGAAGGCAGTTCAATTACTGGTTTTGTTGAGCCAGCAAGTGGTGAACCTGCGATTGTTTCAAACGTAGACTGTGATCCAGTCTGAGTTACTTTAGTAAAGTCTGTACCAGAACTATCAGTGAATGGTAAACCATTAACATCAGATATTGATTCCATGTAAGAATTCGCCGCATTGTCATATGTACCTTGAATGCTCATTTCACCTGCAAGTAAATCTGCTTGTGCTTTTTTGACCATTGTACAAATACCTGATCTACTGCCATCTGCGTTGCTTACTAAGTACTTTCTTTTGCCTTTTTGACGTTTGATGTAAACTGCTTCGTCATTAGAACCAAGAATATCACTATATTCATTTAATGTGAATGTTGCTGATGCACTTAAGTCTAATTTTTCGATGTTTGCAGTTGATACAACAGTTGTTGTTGTCAATGCTAATGCCGCTCCACCTAATGTTGCTGAAACACTGAAAGTTGTTCCACTGTCAATTGTTTTAACAAAGTAAGTAGTACCTGCTGTCAATCCACCGATGTCTGCACCGAACCAAATCGGAGCATTTAAATCAAATGCCGATGTTGCAGTTACTGTGATTAAGTCTGTGCCTGCATCTGAACTTGCTGTTGGTGTTGACACTACTGCTAATGCATTCACTGTACCTAATGGTACGTTAGCGCCGTTTGATGCATATGATACTGTACCAGTACCTGCGCCAGCGGATGCCGCTATGAATACTTCACCTAAGTTAGCACCTGTTGCACCCATTGTGATCCATTCTGCTTCAGTTGTACCAACAGTGTTGTTGATTACATATTGAACTCCAGTAACTAGAGCACCTACTGTGAAAGGTATATTATTACCTTTGAATGAAAGTTGCTCACCTGCTGATATGTTAGTAGTAAAGTCTGCATCTTTATCACCGAATACATCATTACTTGCTGAACTAAACCAGAACTTGCCAGGTTGATTTACAGCAATTGCACCAAATGCAGTTAACTGTTTACCTTGTTGTCCTGTGTCTCCACCGACTACACCCATGTCTTGTGGTGTGTCTGCTGGATATCCTTCTCCAACTTGGTTAAAACTTACTTTAACACTACCACCTGAGGTAGTTGTCAATGTAGGTGATACTTGAGGTTGTACTGAAGGATCAGAGTTAAGTGCTGTAAAAGTAGTGCTGTTAAGTACTTCGTTTACAAAATATGTAGTTCCAGCAGTTAACCCACCTACAGTTGAAGCAACCATAAAGCGGTCGCCTGATGTTAAGTTAGTTGTAGAATCTACTGTGATTACGTTTGTGGTTGCAGTCGTATCGGATAGTACCTTTAAGGCTGAAACCTTTGCTATTTTTAATTTATTCGCCATTTTATTTTCTCCTAATATAAGTTGACGTTCTAGGTCACACGTTCGGTGGGAATATACACCGCATGAGATTGTTTATTGATATTATCTCTAAACGAGAACAATCATATGTATTTATGATTAGTTGAAAATTTTGTGGATTATAGGCGACCGACTGCGATCTCAATAATAGATAATTCAGAGTTTGTTTTCTCTGCTATAGCCTTACCTATTACTACGCCTGGCTTCATAATAGTAGCAACGTTATACCAAGCAGTGGCTCCACCTTGTCCATCATGTACCATTAAGTCACCTTTTTCACATTTGCCTGTAACTTTGCATGGTACTCGACCTTGTAATGCGACTGCAACTGGAATACCTGTTTGAGATTGATTCATAATGTATGCTGGATTAGTTGATACAACACCTGCTACTCGGTTACTACATTTTACATCTGATACATGAATTTCTTTACTTCCACCGAAACATACGACAGTACCTGATTCATAATCTTCTTCACCGTTGTAGTACTCAGCCAAATCAGCATATGTTGATTCAAGTTTTGAACCTGCTGTTAATGTCCAATTACCTGTAATAGAACCTGGAGTGCCTACAGCACCTGTTGTTAACTCATCTGCTTTAAGAGATCCTGATAGAACATCTAAAAGACCAGACACTGTTAATGATGTCAAAGTACCCGTGCTTGTAATATTAGGTTGTGCGGCTGTTGTTACTGTACCAGCAGTCGTTGCTGATGTAGCACTTGTTGCACTTGATACAGTGCCACTTACATTAGCACCAGCAACTGCGTTTGCTGTTGCGGCATTTGTTACTTCACCTGTTACATTAGCGCCAGTTAAAGCAGTTAAGTTTGCTCCATCACCTGATACGTATGTGAATACTCCACCAGTTGCGTTAACATTACCTGCTCCAACATTTGCAGAGACAGTTAATGATGAGAGTGTACCAACTGATGTAATGTTGGCTTGTGCGGCACCTGATACAGTACTTGCTACTGATGCTAATGCTACAGTACCTGATACATTTGCGCCTGCGACTGCATTAGCAGTAGCGGCAAAGTTAACTTCACCTGCAACGTTTGCTCCTTGTACATTAGAAACATTGCCTGCATCGCCTTGTAGTATACCAACAACGTTACCTATGAATTGATCTGCGGCTACTTTATTAGTAAATGTTGTGTGAGTTGCGTTTGATGTTATATCTTGGAAGCCTAATGCGATAGATGATCCTGAAAGATATAAATCTCTAAATCTGTTTGTGTTATTACCTAAGTCATAGGTAACGTTAGCATCTGGTGTAATCGATCCTGCTACTTCTAAACTTGTTAGAGTACCAAGACTTGTTACATTTGGTTGTGCGGCTGTTGCTAAAGTACCTGTAAATGTTGATGCGGCTACATCATAAGTTGCTTCAACATTACCTGATACAAATTTTGCATTAGCAGTATCAAATGTATATGAACCACTTACGTTTAATGCTTTGTTACCTGTACCTGATGTTCCTACTAAAGCAGGGAAATAGTTTCCTGTAGTAAGATTACCTACAACACCAAAGTCTGATACATTTGCATATGCAACACTTAAGTTTGCTACACGTGTTGTAGAGTCTACAACAATAGGTGTTGTACCTGTTGCTACGTTTGAAATAAGTCTGGATGCTGTTACTGATCCAGTGCCATTTAAGTTTCCTACGTTTGCGTTACCGTTAACTGTAAGAGTTTTGCCTGCACTAAAGTCCCAAACAAAGTCTCCGTCACCGTCGATAACACCTGAGTTATTATATTGTACACTTGTATTACTACCTTGAGCCGCTGATCCACCTGATCCGCCACCTACTGATGCAACTGCTCTACCACCTACACCATATACATTTGCTGATGTTAAAGTTGCAGTATTTAATGCTTTGATATTACCAGCAACTCCGTTTGCAAATACAGAATCAGAAACAGTAATAGTTGTACCACTTGGCTTACTGTTTATATAATATGTGTTACCAATGTTTAACTCAGAAGTTGACATTAGACCTGTAAATCTTACTGGTATGTTTAATGCAAAGACTGAAGAATCACCAACAGTGATTTGATTAGTTGCTGTAGTTGTGGCTGTTGCACTTGTAAATGAATAGTCAGTAAATGCAGAAGTGTCTACTGGAGTTGTTAATGCTGTGTCAGAATATAATGAGAATGTATTTGCAGTTAAAACGTTAGCATAATATGTGCCACCGTTTAATTGGGTCATGCCAACTGCACCAGTAATTGTAACTTCTTGTCCTGATGTTAAAAAGTTTTCTGCTGTTGATGTAACAACACCTGGATTTGCTTGAGATACATCTTCAATGTATGCTGTGATTGTTCCTTTGGGTGTCCAAGATAGATTACCTAGACCATCAGTTTCAATTGTATATCCAATTGATCCACCGTCGATAGCAACATTACTAATCTCTCCTAAATCAACTAGACCGCCGGCGTCTCCACCTCTGTTGACCCAGTTAGTACCATCATATGCTAGAACTTGTCCGTCAGCAACTGATGAATTTGATATGTTTAAGTTTCCAACTGCGCCGTCAATTTGACTGAATGTGATATCAGAGTATGAAGTCAATACTTCAATATTTTCTAATCCACTAGTTGTTTTTCCAATGAAGACTCTTTTCGCATCACTGGCAAAACCGATTTCTGCTTCGTCTAATTGTGGTAAATCAACTAAGTTACCAGCCCTTTGTTGAATTTTAGAGATTTGTATAATGCTCATAAGTCTAATCTTTTCCTTTGATTATACTTATTTATCATTGATTTTAAATCAATGTAGCCTTTTACTAGATGTACTTAGTGTAGTATTCCTCTAACTTCTTAAGCCACTGTTGATGATACTTGTCAAACTCATTGCCTTCGACAACAAACTCTTGGTATTCAAAGTCTTTACTGCACATAAATACAACACCTTTTTTAATGTTTGTGCCATATAGTTCATTGTGTGCATCTGCATAAGCCGCTAATTGAATAAAATAATCGTCAATCCATTCACGTTTTTTAGGTCTATTAGTTTGTTTGTGATCCATGATTGCTTCTGCACCTTCATGCAGACCTACTAGATCAGTTGTACCTGCATAGATTTGAGGGAAGTATAATGTTACTTCAGTTCCCCAAAATTCTTCACAATTAACTAAGCCTTTATCAATGATTTCTTGTGCCATGATGTGACTTTGTTTACTGTATGGATTTGACC